TAATTGTGCAGATTGAATAATGTTTTGCCGTATAAAGCCGAACCGAAGAGGACCGGATAACCGGCCCTCTTCGGTATGCTTAGTTGTGCATGTCGATTGCGCCGGAAAGATAAAGATCGAACTTCCCGGCGGTGAGAGGTCCTGTTGCAACGGTATAGTATCCGCGGATATACCTCTTGAGCTTCATTGCTCCGATATCGAGCATGAATACATGGCTGTCAGCCACCAGGGCAGCTTTTCCTATTGCCGAGGTGGTGTAGAGGGTCTCTACATTTTCTGCAAAAGTAACGTCATCACTAGATTGAAGCGCGATCGTTACCGTGGCAGCTCCGTCCGCTTCTGCGGTTGTATGTACCCTGCTGCACACAAAGAGCGGATTTCCTATCCTGAGGCCTGTTTTGCCCAGGTCATATACATTCGCAGAGGCCGCCGATACTGTTACTGGCTGTGCTGCGCTCAGCATGTTGTTCTCAATTATCATGGTCTATTCCTCCTTTTCTGTCCGGGGCCTAGGAATCCGCGTCGACTTTTTTCTCGTCGTTGCGGATCTGGTCGACCTGTTTTACCGGGATCCCCCTGAAGATCATGACCGGCTTGCCGTCTGCGTCCTTGGTCGTGAGGTTCATGTTGTTCAGGTTGAAATACTGGCGCTCAAGTTCTTCCTTCGTGTCGCCGTTCATGTACCAGCAGAGGCGGCCTGTCACGTTGGAAGATGCGCCTCCGGGGATCCTGTATGTAGCCTTGCGCATGAGCGAGATTATGTCGGGAGCTGAGGCCCCGCCGAAATTGGCGGTCTTCAGGTTCGCGATCCTCACTACCCTGCGCCAGTCGGCGACGTGGATGCCAAATTCGGTGAGGAAGTGGTCGCGGAATACCTCAAACATAGATCCGTCTGAATTGACCTTGGTCGTCTTGCCAAGGTTCTCGTGCTCGACGCCCACCGTTGTGCTGCCGCCGGTTGGATATATCCCGGTCACGAAATCCTCTCCCCAGTTTATGAGCCATATCGAAGTGTTGTCCGAATTGGCACCGGCCCCGGAAAGGACATTGAAAGTGCTTTTTGTTTTGTCCGTCGCCTGGTGCTTGTTGTAGCGGGTTCCAAGTCCGTTTATGACTTCCGGCTTCGCATCGACATCACCATAAAAGATTATGTCCGCTATTGACTGTGAAAGACCCTCGATAAAAGCTTTTGCCTCGCGGAGCCGGAACTTGTCCGGGTTCCCGGAGCGCTTCGCCTCGGCGCAGTCGACCTCTGAATATGCCTCAAGCATGCATGTCGTATCCACGACAGGCAGCTTTGTCGACTTCTCCGGCATGACTCCGCCGTAGAGCTTGCGGAATGTCCCGGAGGGCAGCCCCGCGCGGACAGAAGCCTTGTGGTAAAGGCCGCTGTTACAGGGAATCATGGGAAGGTCGTCTATTATCGCGTTGACCTGGCTCATCATCTCGACGATGGGGATCAGGCGTCCGCACCCGTCGGTCTGTGCAGCAAGGTCATGAAGTGTCTGGTAGTTGAAACTGATTGTTGGCATTTACATTACCTCCTTATTTTTTTTGGCCCCCGAAGAGAAGCTTTGCGACTTCCTCCTCGGTCAGCTTTTTATTTGGATCCTTCATCCTGCCGGACAGATCGTCTGGCTGATGGTCGTCTGACAAGAGCTTGCCGACCTTCCAGCAGAAACGTATGATCTCCGGGTGGTTACCCAGCCCGCTTTCGTTCAGGTGCTTCGTAAGCTCCGGAGTTCCAAAGGAATCCAGTGCTTTTTTGGCGAGAGCGATATTTTCTCCGAACTTGGCTCCTCCAAATTCCTTATCGGTCTCGGCTGATGTTTTCCACTCCTCTGAGATCTGAGCGGATCTCTCGTTGTGGACCTGGATCGCCTTTTGAGTCAGCTGGATATAATAGTCAACAAGCTTTTGCGCCTTGTCCTGTGAAAGCCCAAGTTCTTTGGCTACGCCGCCGAATTCGCCCGCAAGCTTCTCGTCGTACTCATAACCCTCCGGCAGGGAGAATTTCTCGTACGCTTCCGGAACCTTGCCGTCAGCATTATCATCACCGGCCTTCGCCTTATCCTCGGTCTTTCCGTCCTCCTGGCTCTTTTCTGCGTCTTTGCCGTCGTGACCTTCGGCCCCTTGGCCATCATCTGCTGCTTTAGGATCCTGCGTCTTAACGACAGCATCGTCCTGCAGCTGCTCTTTCACTCCGGGATCGGTGTTATCTTCCTGTCCGGGAGTGCGGTTATCGTCATCTAGCATTTGCTTTTCGCTCCTTTCGTTTTTTGTCCTCCTGCTGCATCAATAAAAAGGCCTCAGGTTTAGCGTCCATAACGTCGCTTAATACCCGAAGCCCTATATTTCTTGCGCCCTCATTGAAAAATGTTGTACTGTTGCCGGTAAAGCTGCTGCGGTAGACTCCCGCCATGTCCAGGATCCTCCAGACGAACCGTCGGCCCTGAACAGAACTTAAGACATGCCTTACATCGTTGAGCAGGATCTCCCGTTCGAGCTTTTCGTTCTCCAGCCGCTTCTCCTGTTCCTCTTTCTTACTTGTCCTCACATGAGACCACCACCTGACATGTCCATCAGTGCCTCAAGCGCGCTTTTGTCGCCGACCGGAGTCTCGCTCAATGACCTTGCCCCTTCTGCCATTGCCTGCCCCTGAGCCAGCGCCTCCTGCTGTGCCATCTGCTGCGCCTTGACCTGTCGGACTTTGGCAACATCCTCGTCCGGTACGATGATTCCGGGAGGGATCCCAAGCATCCTGGCAGCTTCGTCGATGAACTGGTCAGCGTCGAGCTTGTCAAGCGCCTCCGGCTTGCCTATCTGAATGAGGCTGCCTATATTGGTGACAAGTTCGTTCATGGCGGAGAGGCCTATCATTTTCTGAGCCTGGGCCAGTATCGAAATGTAATCGACCTGGAGCGGAACTCCCTCAAGCTCTTCCGGAGGCTCCGGTATGAGTCCTGCCTTAAGTGCAATGTCAAAGGTGATGTCGATGCACGGATCCAGCAGCTCGGACTTGGTCCGCTCTATAACCGGGCCAAGCATTATCAGCTTTTCGCCTTCCTTGGCTGCGATCTCCCGCGCCGTTATCCCGGACCGGTCCATGGTGGAGATCATAAGGAAGAGATCGTTGAAAAATACCGTCTTTATCTGGTTCTCGATCTTTGCGATCTTTGCCTCGATTGCCTGGATGGGCGGGTTCATGTTCTCGTACAGGGACCTGAGTCCCTTTGACCCGACCTGTTCGTCGTAATAGGATATGCCTCCCGGAAGTGTGTCTATTTTCCCCTCGGCTGAGGCCGGAGCGATCACCGGAGGATCCACTATCCGATCCAGTCCAAGGTTGACGGACTCTTCCATCTTCATGAGCATCTTGCAGTCCGGCAGCGCGGTCCAGGCAGGAGATCTCGCATAGACCTTGTTGTCTGCAGTCTGCCATCTCGGGCAGAGTATCGGGAATATGTCGTGGCCGCCGATGCGGAGGAACTCTTTTGAATTGCCTGCCCCCTCCCACCAGTAAGCCGTGAAGTTTTTGCCCTTCCAGCCGTACGCGCTTTTCTCGACGGTCCTGTTCGGCTCGATAAGCTGCATGACCTTCCACTGGAGGAAATAATCCCCACGGTCGTAAGCATGCTGGATCGCAGCGGAACACTTCTCATACCCGAACTCCTCGACCATCTGGGACGTGGTCATCTGCCATTCACGGGCGAAAGTGTCCACCCTTCCGGAGGAATCATTGCTGATCCAGTAGGATCCCACTGAGTATGTCCTGCATCTTATGACGTGGTTAAAGTCCGGGAAGATAGACATTGCGCCGGTCCCCGGTCCTCCAAGCTGCCCGTACAGGTTCAGGGTGCTGTCATAAAAGTTGCTTTTGGTGTAGACCAGGTACATTATGTCCTGGACTTTTTTGAGCCATTCCTGGACCGGAGGAAATTCAGCCAGCCTTATGTCCGGTACGTCAAGCCTGAACCACGGCCGTGAAGGTGATGTAAGACCCGCCTGCATGCCGGAAGCAAGCACTCTGTGAGCCACGCTCGGCACCGTGTTGAGGATCGCGTCGTCCTCGCTTTCGATGTCTTTTTCCGCATCCTGATAGAATGCGGTTGTTCCGGGACAGATAAAATCCTCTATGTCCTTCCACTTGTTCTCGTATGGGAGCCGCTCGGCCTTGAGCCCCGCCAGCCTTGCCGTTGCCTTTTCGACTGTAATCATGTTACTGGCCCAGCAGCGTCTTTTTTTCGCCGGGTGCTGCGCCAAGGTCTGATGATCCTGTTAGGATCGTCTGGCTCTTCCCGATCGAGGCGGCCTTCTTCTTCCTGGCGTCGTCACGTGCGCCTGTTTCTGCCTCTCCGCTTACTTTGGATGGTTCTGATATCTGCGGTGCTATGGGTGCCGGGTCAGGCACTTTGGGTGTACTGAAAAAACACATGCGTTCATCCTCCTTTCTTAATGCGTTGTATTCCTACCTCCTTTTCCCCAGAGGTTTATAGCTTCGCGACTTCATCTGCAGAGGCCTGTATTCATCCGTAGTTCGGACCGTCCTGTTTACTGCGATGACGTCATCCGGCGGGACCGGCATTGCAAAGGTAAGAGCAAGTGCATCTGCGTCGTCCGGAGACCGTCCGAGCTTGACCTTAATGTCTTCTTTCTTTTCCAGAGTTATTTGAGATTTATTATTGAAGAAGTAATCGATCGCCATGAGGTCCTCGGATATGTACTCGGATTCCTCGCCCTCATATGGCAGACATCCTCCGTCTATAAGCCACTCTTTCAATTCTCCGTACATCTCGCAGCGCTTATTTGGATATACGACTTCCTTCAATGCCTTCTCGCCGAAGTTCACCGGGAAAATCTTTCTGCGTCCCAGGTT